TGGTTCGGGCGTAGAACCCCGGGCCGAACGTATGCTCGGTACGTGCTTCTTTTTGAGGGAGTTTCCGCAACTCGGATTCGAAGTGATCGATCTGCGCGCGCGTGGGCGCTGCTGCGGGTTGGACTTGGCGATCTGCCACTGGCTGCATCACATTCTCCCTGACGGGGACTATGTGAGCTGCCGGCTGCTCAGTAGGCTCGGCTATCCAGACACTAAATGGCCCGGAATGCGTTGATTATAGTCAATGACTATTGGAAATTGCAAGCGCGATAGCTTTTTATGGTCAGGATCACGCCACCCGGCGCGAACCGATCGAGCACCGGTTCTGCAGCAGGGTCACCGCGTAGCCGGTCGCCAGCGACTTGAACCGCAGTTGCGCCGCGCCGGCCGTGGCTCCGGTCTTGATAATCCAATGGCCCGTAATGAGGGATATCGGACCCGCCGCGGCAACACCACCCACGGCACCGGACGGGCCGGTCAAGGGTGCCAGGTCGAGCAGGTGACCGTGCTGCCCGCTGATGACGGCGCCCGTAGGTAACGTGAAGCCGAGGCCGACAGTTGGCACGGCAGCATCGGATTGAAACTCGAAAACGCCATCGACCATATAGGTCGAATTTGCTTCGAGGGTGAGCGTCATGCCGGGCGCGTTAATGTAGGTGCCGGCATTCTCGGAAATTGAGGCCGCGAGCACAGCGCCGAAGCCGCTTGTTGCCAGGTTGAGAACGACGCTATTGCCGGCGCCGCCGTCGGTCAGTGTCAAGCCGGCGCCGACTGCCAGCGCCCGGGCGTTTGGGGTCGTGGTGGCCGGCACGGCCATGATGAAGCCGAGGGACGCCAGCAAATCGGCCAGCGCCATCGCGGCTTCTGCAGCGGACAGCGCTTCGGCAGACATGGCCGGCAGCACATCCGCAACGTCGGTTTGCAGGTTCTCGAACGCCTTGATCAGCTCGTGGTTTTTGAGAAACTGCGCCAGCTTGTTGCGCGTGATGAGCCGCGTCGAGACGCTCAGGTCGCTAGGCATTGCGCGGCCTGGTGAATAGCGGTTCGACCTGCGCTTCGAGCCTTGCAACGGTCAGGTGTGCTTCGCTGGTGCCGCGGAATTTCTGCACGCGCCACAGCCGCATCGTGCCCTGCTCACGCCAGGCAATGCGCTTCTGCCGATCCCCCTGTTTCCCGACCTTGGCCGGTCGCTCCTGGCTCCACGTCTGGCCGTCCAGCGTGTAGCTGGTCCATACGACTGGGTCGGTGCCGAGCGCAACGCTGCCGGTCAAGCAAACCAGTTCGATCTCATGAACGATGCCATCGTTGCCGGCCAGGTACAGCACCTGCGTGCCGAATTCCCAACCGGTAGTCTGTCCGAAGTGCGTCGAGACGCTGTCGTCCAGAATGCCCAGGCTCGCACTGGTCGGGTCGCCCGCCAGCCAGCGGCCGTAACACCACACGAGGCCGCGTCCGCGATAAGTGCCAAGACCCACGACGCTCGTTGTCATCGTGAACCACACCGGCTCGGCCAGCGCCTGACTGGCAGCCGCATCGTAGACCAGCACCTGGTCGGGCAAATGGATCCACAGGTGCTGATGCGCCTTGTCAACGCGCGCCTCAACCACTACGCCGGAGAGTTGCTGTTCGGTGTATCCCTGCAGGACGGTATCGATTTCACGTGTCGCCAGTTTGATCGTATCGCCGGCCGTCATGAGGTACACAGACGGCGCTTCATTGCGCCCCGACCCGACAAATGCGAAGGTGTTCAGGAATGCACTGTATGCGTGTGTGCCGATGATGCCGCGCGGGATCTGCGCGCCTTCCACACGCTGGAACGGAAACAGGCTGCCGCCGATATTCTGAAACACCTCAATGCTGTAGCGGCCGAGCGCGTACTGCTCATTTCGCAGCTTGTCGGTGGCCATGATCGGATCAGGGTCGGACTCCGCCGAGCCGTATTTCAGTGGATTGACAGCGAATGGATCGTTCAGATCGGTGACGATCAGGCTCGTGCCGTCGGTGCTCAGGAAATACCCGGCGATCCAGTTGCCGTCGATTACCTTGCCGAGATCAGGGTCGGTCACCTGGTCGAGGTTCTTCCCGTCCCAGTACCACAGCTTGAGAGCAGACCAAATCGCCAGCCGGTCGAAGGAATAGTCGAAGGTGACGACCTTGCCGTCATCGCCGATATCGCCGATCACGGTAACCACGCCGCCGGTGTCCACCGAGACGAGCTTGCTGCCCATCGCCCGGAACATCGTGCCGTTCCAGTTGATGCCGCCGCGGTCAACCCCCGGGCCCGTGCCGAACAAGGTGATGCCGGTGCCCGGCTTCAAATAGCCCTTCGAGATGCCCTGCTCGAGCGGCACCGGGATCAAGTTACGCGGATAGCGCGTGCGAAAGTCAGGCGCGTTGTCGGTATAGATACCGTTGAGGATCGGAATTTGCATTGATTCTCAAGGCTCAGATACCGCCTTCCCCTGGCTGAATATTGAGCGTCGTGCCGGCCGCCGAAATATAAGATATTTGGTCTTGGCCTGGCGCCTTCGAAACGATGATTGACTCGCCAGAGCGGACCGGCAAGTCGGCGGTGGTGGCGGCTGCGGCCGCCGCAGAAATTCGCACGTAACAGATATTCGCGCCGCTGTTGACCAGTCGCACCGATCTGCTGTTGGCGTCTACAGTGGTGGCCGCAGAGGCGGCGGCCGGTGTTACAACTGCGTTCGAGCCAACCTTCGGCTGAAATGGGGCGCGGATCGTCATGTTGTTCTCCAGTGATTAGTTTGATCAGCCGACGCGATACCACGACGACAGCACGCCGTCGAAGCGCAGGCGGAAATAGCCGTTGGCGGCCAAGGCGGTCGGCGCGCCGTTGACGGTGGAACCGTTGCCGCTCACGGTAAGGGCAGTCACGATCTGCGTGCACGACACGAGCACCTCTTGCCCGTCGACGCACTCGGCCAGTGCTGGCAGCACGATCGTGCCGGCGGCATATGTGCCGGCAGGGGTAAGCAGCAGTAAAACGCTGCCGCCGTCGGTGACCGGGTTGATCGTGACAGAGAACCCTGTGGCGGCCGGCGCATAGTATTGCGTCTGCATGCTGCCGTTTGAGGTCAGATTTGCCTGCAGGTAAGCCAGCAGCACCGACGCGGCCACCTTGCGCGAGTCGCCGTTCGAGCTGGACCAGATAGCGAACAAGTCGGACGCAGTCAGCGTGTCTTGCGCGGATAGTTGATTGATCTGCATGGCAGCGTCCTATTCAAAATCGAGAGTGTTGTCGCCATCGACCGTTTCGAGTGGATCGACCGGAGACGGCAGGAATGGTGCGTTGACGCTGCGCCAGGATTTGTTGCCAGCACCGGCGGGAATGTTGGCGCGGTTCTGCATCTCGGGAGGCATGGCGGCGCGCATCAGCAGCACGTCATAGGCCGCCTTCGCTGCGTTGCGCGTGTCCTGGGATAGCACCTTGCCCTTGCTTGCGGCGGTGCGGACCGCAAGGTTCAAATAGACGGCCTCGAAGGCGGCGTCCGGCAGGCCGGAATCCTGTTCGAGGTCGGAATCGTCGGGGCTGGACGTCAGCGCGTAGCCGAGGCGAATCCCCGCTGCGTTCCAGGTGGCCAGCATGGCATCCATGCGGCGCACAGCAGCGTCGAGTTCTTCCGGCGTGAGGTCGAAGACATACGACGCCAGCGCCAATTCGCCGAAGGCTTGCTCGATTAACTGCCGCTTTGTCCAGCTCATGGCTCACCTCGTCCGATTTACTTCGGTGCCAGCGCTTCGGCGATCTTTGCTGCCAGCTTCGCGTCGCCGATGTTCTTGGCGAAGTCGATGCCCAGCTCGGCGGCCTTGGCCTCGAGTTCGGCGCGCGTGGGCGGCTGGTCTTCCTCTTTCTTCGGTGCCAGCGCTTCGGCGGCTTCCGGCGTGGTCAGGTGCCAACCATCGGCCAGCGCAGCTTCCTGCTCGGCTTCGTCGTTGACCACCTTGGTGGAAAAGTGGCCGCCGTGAATGTCTTCCGGGCCGCCGGCTTTGTACAGCATTTTTGGGAATTCCATTTTCTAAACCCTTTCGAGTGGTTCTGGAAAAAGGCCCGCTTTGGAGGGTAGTCCGCAGCGGGCCGTGAGCTTGGCTTACACCAAGAGGAGAAGACTCGGTTACCGGTTAGGTCTGGCTGAACATTACCGCGCCGGTCATTTCCGGCTGCTTGTTCACGAGGCCGTAGAACACGTCCCAGCGATACTTGGTGCTCAGGTCGTTGATAGCACCTTGGCGGGTCATGACAACCGTCACGCCGTTCTCGGTGGTGCTCTGCATGATCGCCAGGCCGCTATCCTGCGCCGGCACGTAACGGCCAGGCATGATCTCGAAGGCGTCGGCTTGCCAGAACGGATTGACCGAGCCGGAAACCGTATTCAGGAAGGTGATTGCAGCGCCGTTGGCTGGCGTTGCCGTCACGTTCTTGTATTGCAGTTCCGGATCAGTCGGGGACGAATCGGCCGCGATGATCGGAGGCGAGATTTGAATCACGCCCGCGCCGCCGGCGCCGGAAATGATCGCGTTGACCCGGAAGGTCTTGAGCGAACCGGTGTCCTGCTTGGTGATGTGATGCACTTCGTTGACACCGGCAATGGTGAAGGCGTCGCCGACCTTGACGGTGCCCGATACCACGCCGATGGTCAGGTTCTGGAACCGGTTGTCGACGTTATGGCGGCCGCCGTTGGCGTCAAGCGTGGTTGCTGCCGGCACGTAGCGCTGGTTGGCGCCGTTGACGGTAACAGTCACACCAGCCGCCGCGGTCAGGCGGTAGGCGTAGTCCAGCTTGTAGGTGTCGAAGCCGGCGATCATGCCCACGCGAGCACGCTCATAGGCGGTCAGCGACTTGCTGTTGTCGAGCACGCGGGAAGCCAGGTTCGACGCCATGCCGTTGTAGTCGGCGCTGGAGAAGGCGGCCTTACGGTCGAACATCGGCACGCCCATGCGGTTGAACGCGGCGTCGCAGGCAGCGACGTCATCGAAGCCGGCAGCAGCGCCGGAGCGTTTGACGAACACGGTGCCGGTCAGCGCTGCAAGGTTCGAGCAGTCGACGTTGATGTCGCTGGCGAGACGTTGCATTGCGGCCAGGCCCAGGCGCTCGGATTGCAGCAAGTCGCGCAGTTCGGTTGCCGACAGGGTCAGCGGCACGGAGTGGCTATATGCCAACGAGGTCGGGACCGACAACTGTGTGTAGTTGCGGTTGAAGTTCGAGGTTTGATCCAGACCGGTGAACGACTGCGCAATGTACGGCTGCGGACGCCAGATCGTGTTACCGGTACGTTCGGCAGACACATCGTCCAGCTGATACTTCTGGAACAGGTTCGACATCACCAGGCCGTCATCGAATGCTTCGAAGACCTTGTCGAACGCGACCAACTCTTCTTTCGAAAAGCTGTTTGCGTACAGGATCAGGCCGTTGCGGGCCAAGCTCGAACGGATGGCTTCGGACAGCGGAAGCAGGACGTAGCACGTCACCGCAGCGGCGATACCGGCTACTGCCTTGATGGCGAATCGATGGATGGTTTGCGGCACGAACAGTGCCAGTGCTGCGAGGGCGATAATCGCCGAGAGGAAATACTTTTTCATGACAAGCTCCTGAATGAGTGGATTAAAGTTGCGGTCGCTTCCGACCACGGTTTTTCTCTACTCACCAGTCACGGCCTGGCGGCTGCCTTGTCACGTCGATTGCGGCTCGACGGCGCCGTTTTACTTCTATGCCTGACGCAGCTTGCGCTTGTACGCGATAACCTTCGAGCGGTCGCCGGTCTTTGCTGCCTCGGCTTCCAACTTTTCCAGTTCCTTGTTCGAGCCGCCGGACACCGGCGCGGAACCGCGCAATGTCTTTTCCGGCAACGGTGCTGCTTTGCGGTTGGTCACTTTCAATTGCGTCTCCAGTCTGACTGCGGCTGCAATGAATTCAACAGGATCAGCGATTGCGGCCAGTTCCTGCGCCTTCTTGGGATTCTTTCCAAGCGCGTAGACCAGCACTGCAGCGTTCGCGGCTCCTTTAACGAGCATGCTTTGCTGCATCGGTGAGAGGGTGTCTTTGACGGCCTGCTCGGCCTCGTCGAAATCCTTCACCTTCAATTCGCCCTTCTGCTTACCGTACCCGTCCAGCTTGGCCTGATAGGCCTTGTTGGCTGCCTCGACCTTCCGCTGCTGTTCGGCCTGCTGCTCGTCCGCTTTGCGCTTGCGCTCAAAAAAGGCGGTCAGCTCGGCCTTGAACTTGTCGGCATCGTAACCGCAGCCTTCGAGCGTCGGCTCTGCGCCTACGGCGTCGACCATCTCGGTCTTTACTGCCGGCGCTGCCAGCTTCGCCCTGAGTTCGCGGTTTTCCCGATCCGTTTCGCGGGCCTTCTTGCGTAGGTCTTTCACCCACTGCGGCGCCTGGGCAATCTGCTTTTCTTCCTCGGACTCGTCGGGCTTCTCGTCGCCGATGGTGATCAGGACTTCGTCCTCGTCGCCTTCGTCGCCATCATCCGCGCCACCTTCCGCTGTGTCGTCACCTTCGAGCGTCTCGCCGTCCAGTTCCAGCACTTCCTCGGTGTCATCCCCTTCGGTGCCGGTTTTAACCAGCGTTTCGTCGGTTGCGGTTGCTGTTGCCATCGATATCGTCCCTTCAAACTCGCCGATAGGCCCGGCGGGGTGCCATATGGCAAGGATAATAGGAGGAAACTATTGCGAAAGCAAGTATTGATTGACTTAAACTATTAAAGCGGGCAAGAAAAAAGCCCGAACGGTGCAGATTCGGGCTTTCGTCAACGGATGAAACGACGGTTTTGTCAACCAGGCGGAGCGCCCGGCAATCCCGTCTGCCCCTGCATCGCTTGCTGCAGCGCGGTGGCCGCCGCGATCGCTTGGTTCTGGTGCTCGGTCCCGACCTCGGCCATGGTCTTGATGGTGTCGGCCTTCGCTTTCTCGGCGTTGGCCAGCGCGAGCTGCCCCTTGGCTTCGGCTTCCTTGGCAGCGGCGCCCAAGTAGACCGCGTTCGGATCGGGCTGCACGTTCTGCTGCTCGGCCTGCATTTCCTTGATTTCCTCGTCGGACGGCTTGAGCACGCCCATGTGCAGCAGTATCTTGCGGTAGTAGGCGCGATACTCGCTCATGCCCTCGCCTTCGAGGTTGGTCATGATCATGCCGAGATTGACCTTCAAGTCTTGCGGATCGGTCATCATCTGCCGAATGGCGATCAGCGACTTGACCATCGCGCCGCGTTTGCTCGAAGAGGTCGGGCCGACGTCCACATGCACGCCCAGCTTCGCGCGCGACAGGTCGTTCTCCATGTACCTCTCGGAGGTTTCGGGATTGATCATTGGCTTGAGCATTTCCACGCTGCCGACCTTGCCGTCAACGCCGACGGTTTTCATCTTGCGGCATTCTTCGACGATGATGTCCTTGCACATCGAGAGCCAGATTTCACCGCTGCGCTTGACTGCCTTGGCGAAGTTGTCCATGTAGATGAAGGCCTGCATGTCGAGGCGCGTCTGAATCATCTCGACGGTTTTCTCGCCGATATTCGACATCATCTTCTCGCCGTCTTTCTGGTTGCCGAGCATGTCTTCGAGCGCTTGGTAGGCGATCTGGACCAGGGCAGCCATCGCCGGCGGGACGTTCGGCGCTTTGGTGTAGCCGATCGGGCCGGTGGAAATCTTCTGCCCCTGGGCGTCAGTGATGGGATTGACCAGCAGATACGGATATTTCTTGATATTGTCTTCGGCCCACATAACAGCGTGGCCAAGGATTTGCTCAGGGGTGAGGATCGGTTTCTCGACGTCAAACCGGCTGGCAATCTCGGCTATCCACGAGTTGAGCATGTTGGTCAGGCGCTGCGCATCCATTGCCAGGTGCACGTGCCCCATGCAACGCTCGATGTTGTCGACGTACCAGCGCTTGCCGTAGAAGGGAACGATCGGAATGCAGGTGCCGGAGATATAGCCGCAGTCCTCTTCGATCCTGTTGCCCGACATGATGTATTTGTGTACGCGCTGGCGCTTGGCGCGCTTCTGCCGTACCTCGCGGAAGCCGGTCGCCTCCAGCGTCTTGAGCAGGTCCGGATCCTCGCGCAGATCGGCATCGCTGACCTTCTTCTCGTTCGGCTCGTCGTCGTCCAGCGCCAAGCCGCGGAAGATGTGGATGATCTCGGTCTTTTCCTCGATTTCGTACACCTCGGCCACGAATACCACGTCCGGCGTCGACCAGTCGAATTCGGTCATCGAGATGTCTTTGGGCCAGCTCGCCGGGTCGTGGCCGTACTCTTCCTTAAACGCGCCCGGTGTCATGCTGGTCAACACGTAGCAGCGCTTGGCGTCGGCCTTGTCCTGCCGCTTGGCGTCCAGGTTGAAGAATACGCACGAATCAGCGTCAAAGATCGGATCGAAGCCGGCGCGCTGCCGGTCGTCCTCGTCGTCGAGGTCGTCCTCGTACCGCGCACGCACGCGCCAGGCTCCCATGCCACCGCCGACGCCCTCTTCGAAGGCATTGTCGAACGCTTCCTGCCCGCCTGAGTCCTGCTCGTCGGCCCGGTACAGCCCATCGCATGTGTCGGCCAGGTCGTCGTCTTGCGTGCCATCGTTCGGCACGAAGTCGACCGTGATCCGGTTGTTTCGATACTCGTTGATGATCCGGATCACCGCCAGGTGCACCTTGTTCATCTCGAATTTTGGCTTGTTTTCAAACTGCTCGCCGAGTGGGCCTTCCCATTGCGCGCCGGGAATCGAGTAGAAGCGGCGGGCGCCGAGGCATTGCATTCGTACCTCGCGAACAGCGCCCTGGATCTGGTTAAATTCGGTGATGAACCGCTGGTGGGCGCCGGCGAGGCGCTGTTCCTTGGTCTGCGACATGATAGCCCCTACCTTTCAGGCTGGAAAGTTGCGATAGTTTAACTCTATCGCGCCGGAAAAGGGAAATCTACCGCCGGCCGTAGTGGTTGACCATGGGGAGAGGCACCACCACCGGTTGCGGCTTTGGCGGCGGCGTGAGCGTCAGGTGCTCGCCGGCGCCCAGCATGAGATATTGGCCGGCCTCACAAGGATGTGAAAACCGGTTCTTGTCCGGAACATCACGGAAGCGCTCGTCGCCCGCGACCTGGACGCGCTTGTAGTGGTAGCCGCCCTGCATACCCTTGCGCGTCACCTTGCAATCCGGGTGAATCAGGAAACCCGGCTCGCCGTCGATCATCCTGCGCAGCGGCGAGGATACCGCCTCTGACCGCAGGCTAAAGTCGTTGGTCGGCGCAGGCTGTGCGGCTACACCGTGAGCGGCAAGTATCGAAAATACGGTGCGCTCGTCCTCGTCACCGCCTTGCCGCTGGTTACCCGCCGGGTCGCCGGTGATCGATACAATCGGCCAGCCGTTGAAGTGCTCGCCAAGATAGCGCTTCAACTCCGCTGCAAAGCGAATAACGCCGGTGTCCTCCGTGACCAGCTCGCGCCGCCAGCGCCATTGCCCCATCGCCGTGCGCTGTCCGATCACGGCGGCCGGCGTGAGTCCGAAGTCCAGACCGATGTGCAGGCCCAGTTCCTTGACCAATTCAAACGGCTTGCAGTGCACGGAATCCCGATAGTCCGGATAGACAGGCTTGCCGTCGGTGACGAATCCGTATTCGTTCGCAAGGTTGACGAGGATCCAGTCCTCCCCCTTACCCTGCGCGCCCTTGAGGTAATAGCCCTTCGGCAGGTTCTGGATATTCTCCGCCAGCGGGTTCTCGCGCCATGGCGAATCCTTGTTGTCGCGGATCAGTCCGCCAGGCTGCTTGAGAAAGGCCCAACCTTCCGGCTTTTCGTCTTCGGCCAATCGGTAATACCAGTGGTCGGTATCCGGTGCGTTGGTGTCTCCGAATATGCCGTACCAAGTCGGCTCAACGTCTTGAGGGTAGCGTCCGACGCGCAGGTCGAGCATCGAAATGATGGCGAAGGGGATTTCCTTCGTTTCGTTGATCCAGCCGCCGGTGAGCTGCAGGCCGCGCAGCTTCTTGACGTGCTCTTCACGGTCCAGTGCCAGGAAGATCAGTTCCGCTTCGACAGTTGTCCCATCATCCGCTTCGAATGACAGGTAGTGCGTCGGCGGTTCCATGCCGCCTTTCACGAAGCGGCCGAGCGGTTCGAACATCTCCAGCCAGTCTTTGATCGTGGTGCCAAACAGGTCGGGATAGGTATTGCGCACCGCAACCCAGCGCGATTTGCGCACGCCCTCGCGGTTCGGCGCTTGGTCATTCATGCCGCGAAAGACTTTCCAGCAGCTCGCGTTTGTCTTCGACGAGCCGAGCGGCCCGCAAATAAACGTGCGCTGCTCGCGGCTCAGCAGGTACTGCTCGAGCGTCGGGCCTTGCGGCGCATACTCGAATTCAATCTGCGGCATCAGCTTTCTTCCGCCCGGTGTAATCCTTGATCACGACTCTGATCGCGCCGTCTTCGCCCTCGCCGCTGATCTTGAGCGGCAGCACCTTGCCCAGCAACATGGCGAACGCTTTACGCTCTTTCCCTGCCAGCATTTCGAGATACCCGACCAGGCCGCCGGCGCCTTTGCCGTCGCTGCCCTTGTTCTTGGCCGCCAGAAGAATCGCTTCCTTGAGCGCCGTCGTGACCTTGTTCGGCCCGGGCGGGCGGCCCTTTCCCGCATTCGGCGGGGTCACTGGCGCCCGTGCCGGTTTCGTTTTGTCGTTCATGTTCCCTCCAGCATTTTGCGTTTGCAAACTTCCATCAGCCACATGACGCTGCCACCGTCGGCGATGCTCGACGCACCGTAGAATTCGCCATCGTTGTCGAAGCCGATCACCACCACGCCTTTCAGCTTGCGGTTTTCCTTTTCCGAATCTTCAACCGCGCCGACCACAGCGCAGAGTGATAGCCGCGCGCGAGCACGTACGCATCGGCCAGCACTTCCTGCCGCTCGATGCGCTCCTTCGACACTGGCAGGAAAAAGCACCGCCGCGCGAAGTTGAACCACACGTCGCCGTAGAACTGATGCGCCCGCTCGTGCAGCACGATCGCGTGATATTCCTCCGGCGCCAGCAGATCGTCCATCCAGGCCGGCAACACGGTCACCAACCCGGTGAAGCACGGCGCGTCCGGCTTGAGCACGAACGACACGAGCAGCATGGCGCCGAAGTTGAGCGCCACCCAGCACAGCCAGGCGTAGAGCAGCCAGATCATGCAGCCTCCTGCGGCAGCGGCTCGTCCCGCACTTCGCTGGCCGCATATTCCGTCAGCGCCGAAGGCGGCAGCCAGCCGTGCACCACCAAGTTGACCAGTAATGCGAGATAGACGTCAGGCATTGGCCGCCTCCGCAAACAATGCCACCTGCGGCGCCTCAACTGCCACCGGCGCAATCGTCACTACCACGCGCGCCTCGCCGCCGTCCGGTTCCATTCGTTCCGAGTGCAGGCAGCGCACCCACTTGTCGTCCTCGATCGCCACGCCCTTCAACGAGTCGAGCAGCACCTTGTTCGCGTTGTCCAGGTCGATGCACTGCACCGTGTCGTCCCAGCTCGAGCCGTTTACCTTCATGCGCTTCTGCCAGTCCAGCGGCCGGTGCGGATAGAGCTTGATGTCGATGGCAACGCGGCCGGTGATCGGCTTGCGGATGCCGGCGACCATGGCCAGCGCCTGCACGTGCTGCTTGTACGCCTTCGATTCCTTCGTCGGCACGCTGATCGCACGGCCGTTGATGATGACCTGGCGCCAGTAGCGGTTGGCAGAGATCGGATAAGGCAGCGTGATCGTGATCGGATTCATCGTCTCGTCCCTTCATGCACCGGATTGTCGGGCGTCACCAGCCTGTCGTTGCCGTTCATGCAGCTGGTCAGATGCGCAGTTCGTGTTGCAGCCGCCGCAGCAGTTCCGACAGGCCCAGCGCACGGCGCGCTAACTCCAGCACTTGAGCATCGAGTGGACAGCTGGCGACCGGATGTTCCATCTCTTTGGCCGTCTCCTGCGGCACCGGCGGCTTGCGCACTGGCTCCAGGCGGTTCGCAAGATACTCGGCCTCGGCCCGCGCCTCGGTGATCGCGTTGGACAGGATGGACATGCTCTGCTCGACCGGCGATTGATCGCGGGCCGGTTGCGGCTGCGCGGCCTGCAGCGCGGCCGCGTTGTTCAAGCCGCTCATGGCCGCGTATCCGCCATTGAGACCGAGAATTGCTCTTTCCTGATGATTCATTTCCTTCTCCCTGGTTGTGGTTCGTTGATGTGACAAAAAGTGTCAGTAATGCTCAGTTCTTTGCTGCTATTCGGCCTCAGCGAAAGCAACCCGCCGGAAGCCCTGCCCTTCAATCTCGGCCTGCTTGTTCTCGTGGTGCCGCTCGACCTTGACCAGGGTGTGCAGCTCGTTCTCGAGGCGGAACATCCACTCGTACTGCGTCTTGTCCTTTTCCTTGTTCGGCAGCAGGTCCGAGCGCTGGGCACCGACGAGCAAGGTCTTGGCATGCGCCTTGGCGTTGTCCCAAGTCGGTTGCCGCCAGTTCGCGCGCAGCGTCTGGATTGCTTCGACCAGCCAGTGCACGCGGCGCAGTTCGTTCGTCACCGTCTGCCAGGCGCCGCCGTCAGCGTCGAAGTGATGCCTGCAAATCCAGTCCTGCTTGCCGCCTGTGGTGCTCTTGCTCATGGTGCCGAGCATCGGGCAGCCGTAGGCGCAGCACTGCGCTGGATGGTTTTGTGCAACTTGGCGGTCGCTCATGCTCATGGCAGTTTTCCTTGTTTTCGAAGTTCAGCCTCGACCCGATTGGCGTAGCTGCTGTACGTGTCGGTGCCTTCCGGCAGGATGTTGACTTCTCGTCCGAGGCGTTCCACCTCTGCTCGGTTGTCGCGCCAGGTAGGCGCTTTCGGTTGTCCCGGCGCTCGTGCCCCGTTGACCTTGATCTCGGCCGCTTCCTTTGCCCAGCGCTCGAGGATGGCAACGACGTACCCGATGCCGATGGTCTCGCCCGGCTTTGCTTCCTTCGCGGTTTCGCAGGCGGCCTTGATGGTCTCGATCGGGATTTGCTGCTCGGACAGCTTGATGATTCGCGGGTCTGCCGGATTGGTCATGACGCCGGCTGCTCGGAATGTTTTCGAGATTTCTCCAGCAGTTGGGCGGGCGCTTCCAGCCCCGGATGGACTGCTGGCGGTGTTTTCTGTTTTTAAGTCTGGAGTCTGGTGTCTGGTGTCTGGTGTCTGGCTAAGGTTATTTTCAGAACCCACATGGTTTTCAACAGTAAAACCATTTGGGTTTTGATCGGTTTCGATTTCGGTTTTCTCTTTTTTCGGTCGACCACCCTTTTTTCCGTTCTCCCGGTTCTTCTCGCCTTTTGCCGAAGCTGCTTCTATTTCCCGTTCGCAGCGGCCTTGGAACCACTTTGCGTCTTCCAGGGTAAAGAACTCGCCAAGCACGTTTTGCAGTGCCTGCAGTTCATCCTTCGACCTGGCTCCGATCAGGCGCGCTATCTTGTCTTCCGGCAGCGCTTCCTCGCGGGTGTAATAGACGTCCATCAGCCGCGAGTAGATGCCGTGCTCGAGCAGGGTCAGGTGCCCGGCGTCCTTGATGTAGTCGCCGATATGGCGCTTATAGAAGTTCAAGCGCCCTCCCCTTGATCGAGCGCAACACGGCTTGACTCGTGCAGTCGCATGATTTCATCGTCCGAAAGTCCGGCCCGAGTCAGCGGCGACATTTGCTTCAGCTCGTAATTCGCCACCCGCAGCTCGTACATCCATATGGCGTAAAACCGTTCCTGGTATTCCTCCGGGCATGCCGACTGCCCGGCGAAAGCTGCTTCCTGCGCGCTCTTTCGGATCGCTTCGATTGGAATAATCTCCGTCACTTGCGCCTCCCTTGGAGCCGCTGTTGGGCATAGACTGCGAACCGGCCGCTCAAGTAATTCTCGTGATGCAGCGCCTCAATGGCGTGCGGACAGCCCATGACGGCCAGCGCCCATTGCACGGCCAGATTCATGCGGCTGCGGAAAATGGGGAGGTGGCGTTTCATGGCGCGACTCCAATGCCGAGCCGGGCCAGCTCTTCCATGCGCTTGACGTTGCGGGTCTGCTGCTCGGTCGCGCTGATGAAATCTCGCATCAGCTTGGCTTTTTCGTCTTCCGGCTCGATCGGCGCCGGACACCCATAGCCCGTGTCGCCGCAGATGTAGTTGATGGCGCCGTGGTAATTGGTCTTCCGCGCCTCGCGCAGGATCCAGAGAATTTGCCCCAGGCCCAGCTTTTCCCGGCGGTCGGTGTTCAAGCAGTCCGACAGCCACTTGCCGGCGTCGTCTGCCAGCATGTCCGGGCGCAGCTTCTCCCCTACTTTCTTCGCGCCCCCGAGCGCCTTCACAGCTTCGCGCAGCGCCTCTTCCGGCGACTCGCAAAACAGGGCTGGCTGGTTGGTGTTTTCGACCATTTACGACCTCTTCCGATTCTTTCGGACAACTACGGACAGACAAAATCAGAGAAAAAAAAGACACTGCCGGTGTGGCAGTGCTTCAAGGAAATTAATGTTGTTGCGGCGCTGGCTCTGGCGGCTTCCAGTCCTGACGGAAGACTGCGGGATAGGCCAACCGCAGGTATTTAAGCCAAGGCTTCGGAATCCCATCGGACCGCCACTGCGTTATCGACGGCGGCTTGAGATCGCAAATCTCAGCGGTTTTGGAGGTGCCGCCGAGCCGCTCAATGATGATGTTCGGGTCGGTGACCATGTCTTCGAAAGGGGCGTTTTGGGTATCCATGCCTTATTTTAGGCATACCTAAAGACTTTATGCAAGGAATTTTAGGCTTAACTAATTCAAAAACAATTAGGATTGCCTAATGGAAGAGTGGAAACAAAGGCTGAAAGAAGCCAGGGAAGCGGCTGTGCTGAGCAAGACCGCCTTTGCCAGATTGGTACCGGTTTCGAACGCAACGGTTACCGACTGGGAGAAAAGCGTCGAGGACGGCGGCATCAAGGAAATCGCCGGCAAGAATCTGACGCGGGTCTGCGAAGTGCTCGGCATTACCGCGCAATGGCTGCTGCACGGCCGCGAACCGCGAGAAGCCGAGCGCGTGGCGCGCGCGCATGACGATATCGCGGGCGCCTTCCCGGCCGGCACGGACCGCATGCGCAAGATCCCGGCGTATGGCAAGGCGATGGCGGGGATACCGGATCGGATTTGGGGTGATGGTGATTACCCTGCCGGTGCGTCCGACGTCTATGCCGAGGTGGCCAGCGGCGATCCGAATGCCTTTCTGGTGCCGATCGAGGGCGTGTCCGGCGTGCCGCGATTCAACCCTGGGGAATACGCTTTGGTCGAGCCAGGCACCACTCCAGAGCTGGAAGACGACGTGCTGGTGCGGCTGAAAGATGGCAGGACGATGCTCAAGCGGTTGCTTTCGCGGCGCGGCGGCATTCGGCTGGGTAGCTACAACGATCCGGAGGTGATCAACACCACCGAAGAAGATGTGGTGTGGATGTACTATGTCGCACATCCAGTGCCGGCACGGAAAATCAAAAACCGCCTTTGAGGTAGTTATGTTCGAAATCCTACTCGCCGTTGCACTCAGCGTCCTGATCGCCCTATATTTCCGCGCGAACGACATTCTGAAAAAATTAGAATCGATTGAGCATATCGCGCACAATCAGCGGGAAGATCTAAACGGCAAAATTGCATTGCTGGCAGACGACCTGTCGACAATGACTGACCAACTACGCGCAATTTCACGAGCCACTGAAGCTTGCGCAGACGCGCTACCGAAAGAGTCGAGATTTGAAGATTTCTAGGCTCGCATGCTTGACCGCTTGGATGTGCGCCGCTTTGGTTACTGGTTGCACGACGCCGAACCGCCAACCTTGTAACCCCGATCGAGACGACGCCGGCCGCATAGCTCGCAGCCGCGCGGCGGTGTCCGAGTTCAAGCGCCTGCAGCCCTGCCCTGCCACCGGCAAGCCGTCCGGCGCCTGCCCTGGCTACGTGGTGGACCATGTTGTCCCGCTCTGCGCCTGCGGCCCGGACGCGCCCAGCAACATGCAGTGGCAAACCCTCGAAGATTCCAAGGTAAAAGACCGCGAAGAGCGCCGGCAATGCGGCGTTCGCTGGTCCGCCGACCACGACTGACCCTTGCCTCGTCGCCATGAAACCCGCTTCGGCGGGTTTTTTTACACCCTCTCCACGCTGAAACCAACTATTTTTAGGTAAGCCTAAAATATTTCTTGACTTCATGCTTAGGCATGCCTAACATAGACCTGTAACGAACTTAGGCATACCTAACGGAAGAGAGGAAAAAATGCAAAGCATTAACCGTCAATTTGGTTTTCCCCGGCATGAACCACGGTTCACCAGCGCAGCCCAGGAAAACGCACACCTCATCAAGCTGACCGAAGTCAACGCAGCGGCCATGCGCCTGAGCCTGACCGACAAGGAAGCCGCCTTTCTGGCTGCTGACATGGTCGGCTACGAAACCGGCGACGGCGTGCCGATGGTGCGCGCCATCTTGGCCGGCGACAAGGATGCACTGTTCGCAGTGATGAAAGCGGACCTCGACAAGGCGATCAATTGTCGCGCCGAGCTGGATGCAATCGCCAGCATGGAGGGCGAGCAATGATCGTCTTCACCAACCAAGGCGAAATCGACATCGCCGCTATTTCCACGTTCGGCGTGTCGGTCAAGGAAGGCGAGAATCCTATCGGCTTTTTCGGCACCGGCTTGAAATATGCCATCGCCGTACTGCTGCGCACCGGCCACGAAGTCACGATTTTTTCCGGCACCACTGAAATCAAATTCGGCGTGCGCGTCGGTGCGGTGCGCGGACAAGAATTCAAATTCGTCACCATGGCTGTGGCCGATGCCGCGCCGGTCGATATCGGCTTCACCACTCACTTGGGCGCCCAATGGGACTTGTGGATGGCGTATCGCGAAATCGCTTGTAACTGCATGGACGAATCGGGAACCGGGCAGAAGATGATGTCGATGCCGGAAGGCATGCCAGACCAGACTGATATCGTCATCGTGGGGAAACCGTTCGAGGAAATCTTCTACGAGCGCCACAAATACATCCTCGAAGACGAGCCTTACCTGGTCTGCGGCAGCATGGAGATTCGACGTCGCGGCGGCAGCGCGTACTTCTATCGCGGTGTGCGAGTCGGGCAGATGCCCCGCGAATGCATGTACACCTACAACGATAATCAGACGCTCGACCTGACCGAAGATCGGACTATCAAACACCAATGGGAGCCGCTGGAGCGCATCGCCTCCGCAGTGGCAAAGTCCGACGATGTGCTGTTCCTGAAATCGATTCTCACGGCAGACGATTCGTATCAGGAACACGTCCTCGACTTTCACCAATACGGTGTCAGCCCAAGCGAAACTTTCCTCCGCGTAGTGGGTGAGCTGACCTGCGACCGGCTCACGAAAGTGAACCCGACTGCCATCAAAGTATGGGAAGACAAGACCAAGCAAAAAATCGCGCCGGTCGAAATTACTTTGACCGAGGTCCAGCGCAAAACGCTGGAGCGTGCAGAGACTTTCTGCTCCAAGATCGGCTTCAACATCACATATCCGATCAAGGTTATTGAATCGCTTGGCGAAGGCACCCTCGGGCTGGCTGAGAACGACACCATCTACATCGCCGAACGCGCTTTCCATCTTGGCGGCACCAAGCAAGTGGCGTCGGTGCTGGTCGAAGAGTTCCTGCACCTCAAGCACAAATACCGCGATTGCTCGCGCGATATGCAGAACTTCCTCTTCGAAAAGATGATGAGCATGGGCGAGGAAATGTTCGGGGAGCCGCTATGACCCGCCTACGCGCCCACTGGAACCGCCTGCACTTCGCCACGCAGATCGAGCTGGCATTCATTGCCGGCTTCCTGACCTCGGCAGCGTGGACCGGCTTCGTCGTCGGCTATGCGGTCGGGCTGGTGCGGGGTGCGCTGTGATCCGCGCCGTCGTCACCATCCGCACGGCAGAGCAGCCGGCGTTCATCTACCCGGCTATCGGCAAGTCCACCTGGGACCTGTACGAAGCCGCACAGGCGCAATTCCCGCTCGCCGCCATTTCCGTTCTGTTCAAGGGCGAGGTGCGCGCATGAAAGCTTTCGTCCGCCTTTACTTCTACTACCGCGCTTGCGGCCGGCGGCGTCTTGCGTCGATCCGCGAGGCAGCGCGCGCGCTGAGGGAGCCGATTCTATGAACGCCGTTACCGATCCTATTGTGCATGACCGCTCGAAATACATTGGCGGCAGTGATGCCGCTGCGATCCTCGGCGTCAGCCCGTACAAGACGCCGGTGGAACTGTGGCTGGCAAAGACTGGCCGCGCCGAACCGGAGGTGATCGATGACGTGCGCCAGCGGATGTTCGACCGCGGTCACAAGCTTGAGCCGTTCATCCGCGACATGGTGATCGACAAGCTGCGCGACCAGGGCGTCACCGTCGAGCTGCTCGCCACCAATGCGCGGTACATCGACCCGGAACATCCATTCATGACGTGCGAGATCGACTTCGAGCTGCGCTTGACCGGCGCGGTCGAGATCGGCGAAGAGGTCGTCGAGCTGGAAAACGAAGTGGTCAACTGCGACGCCAAGAGCGTCACCGGCTTCGCCAGGAAGAAATGGGGCGCCGAGAACACCGAGGACGTACCGATCGAGTATGCCGCCCAGTTCATGCACGGCTTGATGGTCACGCCTGGCAATCGCCAACTGTGCCTGGTTGCCGCGCTGCGCAGCTTTGACGACGTCGACATTTACTGGGTGCGGCGCGACGACGAGACCATCACGGCGATGCGCGCCAAGGAAGTCGAATTCTGGAACGAGTGCGTGCTCGGCGACACTCCGCCGGACACGGTCCGCTTCGATGACGTGAAGCTGCTTTTCCCGCTCGACAACGGCCTGTCCGTAGACACTTCGCCGGAGGTCGCCGTCATGGTGCGCCAGCTTGCCGACGTGAAGGCGCGCATATCGGCGCTTGAAGCGGAGGAAGAGCGGCTCAAGTTCCACATTGCCGACTTCATCAACCCCTTCGCCGTTCTGAAATTCGGCGGCCAGGAAATCGCAACCTGGAAGGCGCAGTCGGCCGCCCGGCTGGAAGTCAAAAAATTGCAGGAAGAGCAGCCGGACATCGCCCGGCAATACACCAAGGTTTCAACCACCCGCGTGCTGCGGTTAAAAAAAGGAAATTGAAATGAGTGCATCCGCATTGAAAACCGTTGCCACCGGCAAGGAAGCAGCCGAGGAACAACCCAAAGACCTGGCGCACCTGATGGCCAGCCCGAAGGTGCAGGCGCAGCTCAAGGTCGCCCTGCCGCGTCACATGACCGCTGAGCGTATGGCGCGCATCGCCACCACCGAAATGCGCAAGGTGCCGAAGCTGGCGCAGTGCGACCCGATGTCGTTCCTCGGCGCCGTAATCCAGTGCGCGCAGCTGGGCCTTGAGCCGGGTAATGCGCTCGGCCATGCCTATATCCTGCCGTTCGACAAGCGGGAAAAGGTTGGCGGGCAGTGGAAGGTAACTCGCACCGAAGCGCAAGTCATCATCGGCTATCGCGGCATGATCGACCTGGCGCGCCGGTCCGGCCAGATCGTGAGCATCGACGCGCGCGCCGTCTACGAGGGCGACAAATTCGACTGCGTGCTCGGCCTGGACGCAAAGCTTAATCATGAGCCGGACTGGCAAAACCCGAATCGCAGCAAGCCGGAACTGTTGAAGTTCGTCTACGCCGTGGCCAAGCTGAAAGACGGCGGCATCCAGTTCGACGTCATGTCGCGCGCCGAAGTGGATGGCATCCGGGCGCGCAGCAAGTCCGCCGACAACGGCCCCTGGGTGACGGACTATCCAGCCATGGCGATCAAGACCGTAGTACGTCGCCTGTTCAAGTTCCTGCCGGTATCCATCGAAATGCAGCGCGCCGTCGGCATTGATGAAATGGCCGAGGCCGGGATCAGCCAGCAAAACGGTTCGATCATCGACGGCAACTTTACCGAAGTCGAGCAGCAAAGCCAGATCGGCGGCGACAGCGGCGGCGGCGCAGGCGACCAGCAGCACGACTCGATTGCGGCACTTAAAGCGCAGATCGCTGCCAGCACCAGCGGCGAAATCCTCGACATCGTGATGGACGAAATCCGTACCGTCGAAGATGTCGAGACGCAAAACGAGCTGTACGACCTGGCCAAGAAGCGCCGGGAAGAAATCGGCGGCTGACCATGGCCATTACGCGCCTGTCGACTGGGTTGCCCTCCGCTGCCGCGATCCGCTGTTCTGGCGGTTCCTGCAGGTCAAGGACGAACCGTCGGCGGTGCACGTGGTGCGCACGCTGTGCGAGGTGAAATCCCGCGCCGAGTTCGACCGCGATCCCGAGGCGATTGCACGGCTGAATCAGATTATCCGCCGACCGTTTATTGAGTTTTCCACCACCGAAGGGAGCACCTGATGTTCGACCTCCAGAAACAGACCGTCCGCATGACCAATTTCAACCCGCGCAGCGAACTGAACGGGGATGCGCGCAAGCCGGCCGCCGACATCAGCTGCAGCGCGCAGCCGGAAGACGAGCAGCCCGGAGTCAAGACGGTGCTCAATCCCGCGGCGGCTTGGCCGTTCCCGACCTGCAGCAAATCCGAAGCAACGGCATAGCGGTTTCATTGGCACTCAGTGCCATAGCCCGTAAGGGGACAAACCCTGTCAATTGGGTGACAGCCGGGAGAGACCGGCCTTCCGCGGAGAGTGTTGCGAGCAGGATTCTCCGAGGCAGAGGGCGGTAAGGGCGGCTCCCTTATTTTGCTAACTCAGCGATCCCCAAAGTGCGGCCTACATGCTAGGGCGGGAAGTTAGAAAGGCACAGACGGCGCAGCGCCATTGGCAGCCACCAGTCAGCGGGCAAAGTCTATACAGCCGGGAAAGACCGGCACCAACAAGGCAGCGGCGGCGTGGAGATTCGGAGACACGCGCAGTGGGATACCCGGACACAGAAAACAACGGGTAAAGGCAGGCAGGTGGCCAAGCAGAAACTGAGAGCCGAAAGGCCAGACTGTGAACACATCGCCGGGGTAACGTCCGGCCCGCTGCCTTGTTGGTGTAGCTCATGGGTAGAGCGCAGTTTATGCAGATGTTGCACATAGGCGGACGTGAGTTTGGTTCGATTCCACGCCACCAACACGCCGGGAATTCCCGAGACAGTTCGGCGTAAAGGCACAGTCGGGATGACAGGCCGGAAAGACGGTCAACGAATTTAACCAGGGAGCGACGAATGGCAACCGGATACACAGCAAGGATTACAGCGGAAATGACGTTCGAACAGTTCGCCATGATGTGCGCGCGAGCCATGGGCGCCACCATCCCGATGCGTGATGACCCGATGGACGCGCCGTTCCAGGCGTTCATGATCGATCAGCTATCCGACACCATCGCAATGGACTGTGACGCCAGCCATTACCCGCCGCCGGTGCTGATGACCGGCCAGCAATGGCTGCAGGCGCGCATCGGCGAGGCGCAGCGCGACATCGATTACTTCACCAAGCAGCACGCCGAGGAAGTCGCGCGGACCGAACAGCGCAACACCTGGCTGCGCCTACTGCGCGAAAGCCTCAAATCAGCATAACGATCAACGGAGCGAACCCCGGCAGCCGGTTGCCTTCCTCTCTTCCAACCGCGGCGCGCAGACGGTTGTTGGGTAGTAGCTCCACCTTTTTAACGACGTCCAGGGATCACGATGAAACGCGACGAATTCACGTTACCGCTCGGCCTCGCCGACGAACTGATAATCGACAACTTCGCCGGCGGCGGCGGCACCAGTGAAGGCCTGGAACAAGCTTTTGGGCGGCCGGTCGACATCGCGATCAATCACGACCCGGAAGCGCTTGCTATGCACGCCGCGAATCACCCGCACACAAAGCACCTGTGCGAAAGCGTCTGGGACGTCGACCCGATCAAGGTCACTGGCAACCAGCCTGTCGGTCTGGTGTGGCTGTCGCCGGACTGCAAGCACTTCTCCAAGGCCAAGGGCGGCAAGCCGGTCGAGAAGAAGATTCGCGGGCTGGCCTGGGTGACCCTGCGCTGGGCCGCGAAGTGCAAGCCGCGCGTGATCATGCTGGAAAACGTCGAAGAATTTAAGACCTGGGGCCCGCTGCTGGTAAAGGTGGTCGACGGTCAAGAAACCTGGATGCCTGACCCGGCCAAGAAGGGCAAGACCTTCGAAAGCTTCGTGCGCCAGTTGAAGGGGCACGGCTACGATGTCGACTGGCGCGAACTGCGCGCATGCGATCACGACACGCCAACGATTCGAAAACGCTTCTTCATGGTGGCCCGCCGCGATGGGATACCAATCCAGTGGCCGGAGCCGACGCACGGCGCGCCAGACAGCCTGGGCGTCAAGGCCGGCAAGCTGCAGCCGTACCGCACGGCCGCTGAGTGCATTGACTGGTCCCTACCCTGCCCGTCGATCTTCGACCGCAAGAAGCCGCTTGCCGAGGCCACGCTGCGCCGGATCGCCAAGGGGATCATGCGCTACGTAGTGAATTCCCCCAGCCCTTTCATTGTCAATACGGCTAACAGCAAGACGACCGGCAGAGGGCCCAACGTTTGGGGTTCAGACGAGCCGGTCCGCACAATCATGTCCAGCAACGGCTTTTCCGTGGTGGAGCCAACCATAGTGCCGGTCATTCTTGGCCAAGGCGGTCCGGCCTACTCTGGGAAACCCGTATCCGCCAATCAACCGTTAGGCACGCTGCCGACGGAAAACCATAGAGCTGTCATGACGGCCGTATTGACCGGCGTCGGCGGCCGGGCTGGTCAGAGCCGGCCGCGTGGCGTGGACGAGCCGACCGCTACCGCGACCTCGAAATACGACACCGCCGTCGTTGCCGCAACAATGGTGCAGACTGGTTATGGCGAACGTGATGGCCAAGCGCCGCGTGCTCTGGACATCGAAAAGCCGCTCGGAACAGTTGTCGGGAGCGGCAAGGCAGCCGTCGTTTCAGCGTTGCTGGTCGATGCGGCGCATGCGGACGTTTCCCCGTCCGGCGTCAAGCGCTGGGGCCAAGGGCACAAGGACATTGAAACCCCATTCGGCACGGTCGCCGGCACCGGCAACCAGGCGCTGGTATCGGCGTTCCTGGCCAAGCATTATACCGGCGTGGTCGGGTCCGACCTGGAAGACCCAATCGGCACCGTGACGTCCAGCGATCACCACAGCCTTGTTACGGCTCACATTCAGCGCGACATGGGCCAGAGCGTCGGGCACGGTGCCGATGACCCGCTCGGTACCGTGACGGCTGGCGGCGGCGGGAAGTCGCGGCTGGTGGCCAGTCACCTAGTCAAACTACGTGGCACCAGCAACGCCGCAGCAGCCGATGAGCCGCTGAGCACGGTCAGTGCGGGCGGACTGCACCACGCCGAGGTCCGCGCCTTCCTGCTGAAGTATTACGGCACCGACCAAGACCCGCGCCTTGAGGAGCCGCTGCACACGGTCACCACCAAGGACCGTTACGGCCTGGTGACAATCGCGGGCCAGGACTATCAGATCGTCGACATCGGACTGCGCATGCTGGCGCCGCCGGAACTGTTCCGCGCGCAAGGCTTCAATGCGGACTACATCATCGACAGCGTTCCGGACTGGGAAAAGCTGTTCGTCGACGGTGAGCAGGTGGAGGACATCCACAGCATCCCGTGGCGACCGCTGACCAAGAGCGCGCAAGTCCGGATGTGCGGCAACAGCGTCTGCCCGCCGATGGCGCGCGCGCTGATTCAAGCCAACTTCGCGCACGAGCGCCAGATCGTGAGAGCAGCATGACCGACCGCACGACAGAGCTAGCCTTCGAACTGGCCGACGAGACCGCGCGCAGCGACATCGAATGCATGTGCGGCATCGAGAACGAAGGCGGGTACCGCTGGTACAACATGGGCGCCGTCACCGATCCGGAAGACGTCGCGGTGATTACCCGCGCCGAGCGCCGGGCGCCGGACTTCATCATCGGCAGCCCGTCCGAACCGTACCTGCTGCGCTGGTGGCTTATCGCACGCAACAAGGTCGCCAACGCCTACCTGCATTGCTTCAAGCGCAGCGACGACGACCGGGCGCACCATGGCCACCCATGGCTGTTTAACTTCACGCTGGTGCTGCGCGGTTCCTACACCCAGCATCGCATCCTCGCCGGCGGAGTGGTCGAGCGCAGGATCATGAAGGCCGGCGACTGGACGTTCCGCTGGGGCGCGTCGCCGCACCGCATTGAGCTGCACGACGGCGACTGCTGGACGCTTTTCCTGACCGGGCCGGTGGTACGCGAGTGGGGATTCCATTGCCCGGACCGCGGCTGGATTCACTGGAAAAAATTCACTGCGCCGGGGCAGCCTGGGCAGGTCGGGAAGGGGTGCGAGCAGTGAATTCGACCTTTGAAACCGGCGGCGACGGTAGCGGCGCGACCACGCACGACTGGCTTACCCCCCCCGGTTTGCTCGAAGCGCTCGGCCCGTTCGACTTAGACCCTTGCGCCAGCCAGCACCAGCCATGGCGCACGGCGGCGGCGCAATTCACGATCGAGGACGACGGGCTATCCCGCGAATGGCATGGCCGAGTCTGGTGCAATCCACCCTACGGGCCGCACGCCGAGAAGTTCCTCAAGCGCATGGCGGCGCACGGCAATGGCATCGCGCTGATTTTCGCCCGAACGGAAACGCGAGCATTTCAGGAGTGGTGCTGGAAAAAGGCCGACGCGATGCTGTTCATTGCCGGCCGCATAAAGTTCCACCTTCCGGGCGGCTCAGCTGCAGGTCCAGCCGGTGCCCCGTCGGTATTGGTTGCCTACGGTTCGCAGAACGCAGCGGCGCTGCACCAGTCCGGCATCGAGGGCTACTACGTCCCGCTGACCAACTCGCGGCAGGAAGCTACCGACCAACCGCAAACAAGGATGTTTGCATGACCTGCCGCCACTCATTCGCTGTCAAAGGCTCCGCCACGCTCCCGCCGCAGCGCGTCGCACCTGGCCAAGGTCATGAACACAAGCTCGCGCGTCGATGCCAGCGTCTTCTCAAACGTTTCGGCAAACCCGGAGCCGCTGCGCAATCCAAGGCGCTCCGGGCTGATCGCAACAATCGAGTCGATCAGGTATTGCAGCTTTCTAGGCATGCTGCTGACCAGTATCACGAGATGACCGTCGGGCACGTCGAACAGCGGTATAGATTCGACGGCCATTTTGCAATCAGCGACCGGGACAATTTCCGCCTGCAGGAGGGTCGCGAACTGGGCTTTATCCCACTTCTCGGCCAGATCTGTGCAGCAAACTTCGACGGAGACGAGGATAGCCTTCACGGTGTCAAGTTTCCGCAGCTCGTCGTGGCGCCTTGCCTCCACCTGCAAGGCTCGCGCATGTTCCTGCTGCTGCAGGCCGATGAACAATGCGCCCGCAATCGCACCGATCGAGCCGACCGCCTGCACCCAAGCAGCCCAAGCGCTGCGGTCCATGTCGTTCTCAAACCCGGCCCACACGGCGAAAAACAATGCCCAGGCGCCAATGAGATACCAGCCAAATCGTTCCATGCGGGAATCCTACCATGACGACCTGCCGTCACCTCACCGACCCGATGACCAGCCAATGCTGCACTGCCGGCGTCGACTACCTGCGCCTGACCGGCGGTGGCGTCTACTCGATGGCGCTGCGCCTGCCGTGCTACGAGCTGGAGGACCGCAAGGGGCATGAGGTGGCGCGGTGCGCGGGGTATTCAGCGGTGCAGCACGATCAACAGGATCAGGATGCAAATCAGGTCGGCTGTGGTCATGTCGTTTCTCCAGAAAAGGGCATTGTGGCGGCGGATGCCGGCGTCATGCACACCGTGACGATATGCGAGGAACCGCGCGTCATGGACACCGCCAATTCACGGGAGACAGCATGCCCATAAAGCCCGAGAACAAGCACCGCTATCCGGCCAACTGGAAATTTATTCGGGCGGAGATTCTGGCGCGCGCCGGTTACCGCTGCGAAAAATGCAAAGCGCCGCACGGGAAGCTGATCGCTCGCGGCGTGGACCGGGACGCAAACACCTACATGACCGAGGCCGCAGAAGTATTCGACGCGGATACCGGCGCCTTCATCGGCCGGTGCCGGTTTTCGGACTTCAATGTCGGAAAGATGGTCGGCATCGTGCTCACCATCGCGCACCTGGACCACACGCCGGAGAACAACGATCCGGAGAACCTGCGAGCGTGGTGCCAGCGCTGCCACTTGCGGTATGACGCGCAGCATCACGCCGTCAACGCCCGGGAGACCAGGCGCAAGCGGAAGAACAACCTGGAATTATTCGACGAGGTGTCGGCATGCTGACCGCACTCGCCATCGCCGCTCTCGTCCTGCTGCCCGAGCTGGCCGGCGCCGCAATTCACATCCTCGGCTTCGTGGTCGCCGCAATCATCGGAAGGAAAATATCGTGACTCGGTTCGAACGATATTTGCGGGCCTACACCGGCACGCCGTCAATCGAGCGCGTGTTCAACGACGCCTATGCGCTGGGCGTCGCGGCTGGAATTGCTCGGATTGAATCACCGATACCCGAAAAGAAGGCGGTCATTGACGCGCTGCGGGCAGACGTACGGCGTTCGGTGTACGAAGGCGGCGACGCAAAAGGACAGCCTAGCGGTCGCTACTTTGTCGACTACGGCGGTAGCGCCGGTCTACCCGGCTTCACCATTGAAGCTGTGTCGGAATTGGTCGAGGAAGGCTATTTGGTAGCGACTGGATGCGCAGGGCTATACAGCCGCGGACCTCGACTTAAGTTGAACGACTCGAAAGGGAAACGATGACCGAACAAGAAATCCGCGCGCGCCTGTCCGGCACCGATCTGTCGATATTCGAGCAGGCGGTGCTGCGGCTGATCGACAACCAGGCGGCGGAGATTGCAGAGCTGCGCGCCCTAGCCCAGCCGGTGTGCGAGTGCAAGCTGGACGCCCAGTGCGACGGGTTTGCCAATTGCAGGCGGCTGGGCCGGGCCGCTGTTCAGGTCGATCCTTGGGCGGATATCAAGGAACGCTGCCCACGCGGCCACCGCTGGGAGCATGCACATTTTTGCAAGGACTGCATTTGCGCGCAGCCGGACAGCGCGCCGCTGGCCGCCGGACCGGCAGTTGCGAAGGAGTAAGATATGGACAAGGTTTTCAATTACCGCCCAGTCGAATGGGTTACCGTCGGCAAAATCGCTGAGCTGACCGGGCGCTCGCAGGGCGCGTTCAATCACCTGGTTGCCGACGGCCACCTGGTCGAGGGCATTCACTGGAAATGGGCGCCGGACAATGTGCGGCAATTTAGCTTGGAGGCGTGGGACAAATGGGTCGAGACGAGCAATTCGAAGGGATCTATGCGCGGAAGGCGTCGATCCTCGTGTCCTTCAACTGGGAAGGACGAAGGCACCGCGAGCGAATCGCCATCAGTCCCACGCCTGCCAATCTCCGGGCCGCGGCCAAGCTGAGAGACCGGATCGTCAAGTCGATCGATATTGAAAAATACACGATCGAGGACTTTGCAGCCGACTTTCCAGATTCGCCCTACCTGAAAAAGGTGGATTCGCCGGTCGGCGTGACGTTCGGCGACGCCGCTGCCACATGGCTCACGATTGTCGCCGGCGAGCTGGCGGCCACCACCATCAAAGAATATCGCAATACCTTGCAGCGCCACTTCTACCCGGAATTCGAGCAGCGGCAGATCGCGTCGATCACCTACGAAGAACTGGCCTTGCTACTCGCGCGCAAGAAGGTCAAGAACGCCAAGACCTTCAACAACCTGATGACTCCGGCGCGCGGCGTGTTCGGCCTGGCGCTGCGCATGAAGAAAATAGCGATCGACATCACGGCCGAGATTCCGACGCGGAAGTATCAAAAGCCCGAGCCGGACCCGCTGGACATCGACGAAATCGAACTCGTGCTAGCACACATCAAGAGCCACTACGACGAGCAGTGGTTCAACTACTTCGAATTCGCGTTCTTCGCCGGGCCGCGCCCGTCAGAAGAGATTGCCGTCTCCTGGCAGAACATCGACTTCCGGCGCAAGAAATGCCTCATTGACGCGGCGCGTGTGCGCGCGATCGACAAGGATGCCAAGACGCACCGGAGCCGCTACCTCGATTTGAACAGCCGCGCGCTGGCGGCGCTGCAGCGGCAGAAGAAACACACCTTCTTGAAGAAAAGCGGCTACGTGTTCAGTAACCCATATACCGGCGAGCGGTTGCTCGACACAGGGCCGGCGGTGCAGCTGGTTTGGCGGCCGGCACTCAAGGCGCTCGGCATCCGGGACCGCGACGCCAAGCAGACCAGGCACTCGTTCGCCACCATGTGCCTGCATGCCGGCATGAACCCGGCGTACGTGGCGCGGCAAATGGGCCACACCGATACCAGGATGTTTTTCGAGGTCTATTCGAAGTGGATCGACGGCGAGGCAAACGACCGGGAGATTTCAAAACTGGACGCGATGCTGGCCAGCCCGAAGGGAGTAGCCGTTTTGTGACAGTTTTTGTGACAGCGCACGGCAATTCATGCAGGCTTGGGGGATAATAATCAAGGACTTAGCATCATGTTTTCCCTTGAATTATCGATGTGACAGATTCGATTCCTGTCGGCGGGACCAAGTTCATGCGGGTTCCAGCCCGCCTTGTGACAGATTTGTGACAGATTTTTCGATTCGGGTCGCCGCCATGTCCGTCTTCAAGCCGCCGCTGACGCTCGATCAGCTCCGCGAAATCCAGGAACGTAACCGGCAAAACGAAGATGTGCTGGCGTTACTGTGGGAAATTAAGGGGAATTATATACATAGCTCCCTTTAGTTAAAAATACTTGCCTTGAGTCGAAAATAATACTTGACTCCCTCAAATATAGGCCTATAATCAAGCCATGGATTCGACGAATCCACCGCGCCTCGGGAACAGGGGCAGGAGCAGAAAAATGAAAGTTACAAACTACACGGTTAATCAAGCCGGTCTGAGCGAAATCAAGGAATTTCTGGCCGCGAACCATAAAAAAGGCGGCGACTACTTCACGACTGACATGCTGCGTGCGTGGGCCGCTGACGCCGAATTCCAACTGGCCGAAGGCAACCCGGCAACAATCGAAATTCGTTCTTTCGACTCGATTTCTGGCGCGACCATCGAATACACAATTACCGATGCTGGTCTTGACTCCGAAATCATTGAAATCGAAGAGTAATGGGCAATCACCCGAATCGCGGCTGGCGGGGCCGCTGGACAGTCGAAGGCCGCGAGGCGCGGCACGGCCCCAGCGGCCTTGTGGTGCGCTTCTCGCCGCATCCAGAGGGCGGCTGGAGCGGCACTTCCCCGAACGCGCAGGTTGTTTTCCAAGCGCTGCAAGCTGCCGGGACTCAAGACTTGGAGCGTGTGCTGTCCCGCCTGATGCGGGAAGCTGCTGACATTTTCTCGGAGCGGAATCATGAATGACAAACTGACCATCAGCACGCTGGAACTGTTCCAGATGTTTCCCGATCAGGAATCGGCCAGAACGTACCTGGAAGGCCGTTTGTGGCCGCAGGGCGTTCGTTGCCCGGTCTGCGGACTCGGGGAGCGGATCACGGCCCGCAAGGGCGGCTACTACCGTTGCAATCAATGCAAAGAGGATTTCACCGTCCGCACCGGCACGATCTTCGAGCGCAGTCATGTGCCGCTGCACAAATGGCTTTACGCCATGTACTTGCTCGTCACGGCGCGCAAGGGAATCAGTTCGCTGCAACTTTCTAAGGAAATCGGCATCACGCAAAAGTCTGCATGGTTCGTCCTGCAGCGTTTGCGCGAGGCCTGCGGCAACGATCCGACCGTATTGAGCGGCATTGTCGAGATCGATGAAACCTACATCGGCGGCAAAGAAGCGAACAAGCATGAACACAAGAAATTGAAGCTCGGGCGTGGCGCTGTGGGAAAGCAAGCCGTTCTCGGCATGCGTGAGCGCGGCGGTCGCACCCGCGCCATGCACGTCAAGGATGTGAATACCGCAAACCTGCATCGTGCCATCCACACGCACATCGAACCTGGCTCGACGCTTCACACCGACGAACATGCGGCTTATCGCGGCTTGAATGGCCTGTTTTTCACCAGCGCTAGCGTCAACCACAGCGGCGGCGAATACTCGCGCGGCAACGTCACGACGAACGGCATTGAGAGCGTGTGGGCGGTCTTGAAACGCGGCCTGCACGGCGTCTACCATCACGCCAGCCCTAAACACATCGGTCGCTACGTCAACGAATTCACATTCCGGCTCAATGATGGCAACGTGCGCCGCATGACGCTGGCGCGGCTGGACAGCTTTATTGCCGCGTGCGCTGGTCGGCGCATCACCTATAAGGAACTTATTGCATGAAAAAGCCTGTCCCGCCTCCCGCTCTCGATCTGATCGCAGACAAGGTGCTGGCCTATCGGCCGAAGCCGAAATCCAAGCCAGCGAAGAAGCGCGCACGCTTGAAAAAGAAAATTCAGAAGCGGGAGTCATCTATATAATTCCCAAATTAAGCGTCTGCACTGGCGAGTCATCCGGCTCGACCAACTGGTCAAATCTGTGTCATCAAATGGCTCGGCATCCGCGTCAATCGTGGACGCGGCGAAGCTGGACCTCGTCGGCGAACCAGTGCTTGCGCAGCATCAGCAAATGATCGACGACTTGCTGCGACCATAGCAGCCATGTGCGGACGAATTGCTCAAACCCGGTCGGTCTACTACTACGCCAAAAAGATGGGTTGGCTTGACGACGCCCCGATCGCGCTGCCAGAAGAACCGGTCGCTCACTTCAACGGATCGCCAGGCGCGAAGCACTGGCTGTTTCTGGCCGGCGCGGATGGCATACCGACCGCAACGCAGGCGAAGTGGCAATGGCGATCGCGCTGGGCCGCCGAGAATAAAAAACCACCGCAGATTAACGCCGTCATTGAAAAGCTCGAAGGCGTGCCGCCGGCCGTGCGCATCACCAGCGATAGCTGACGCCGGCGCCGACGAACACATCGGGCTTTCCGGCTGAGACGTCAACCGACCCAACGACGCCCAGGTGCAGCGCCTTGACCTGCACGAAGTCCTGGCGCGCCTGCAAGCGAAGCGCCTGCTGTCCGTTCTTCACCCCGACATAAACCCCGACTTCGCCGCGGTTCTCGAACGCCAACCAGGGCAGCGGATCGGTGCGCGTGTACGTCTCCGACTTGCCGGTATCGGTGTTGATCACGGTGGTAACGGTATGGGCCCGCTCGCCGGCGGGGATTTTGCTCGAGGCGAGCACGGCCTGCTGCTGGTCATCGATCACCGGCTGGGGCAGATCAAGCTTTTTCTTGAGCGCCGGCGTGGTCTTGTACACGGTCACTTTCTTGACCGGCACCTCGACCTTTTCGACGCTGGCCACTTCCTTCGCTGGTGTGGCGATCACCACCTGGCCGGCCTTGTCGGGCAGCGCGTTGCGCACATGGTAGAGCCACCCGCCGGTTGCAATGACGCCGGCCGCCACGATCGCGCCGGGCAGCGCCCAACTAGAGGCCGGGGCGCCGTTCATTCCACGTCCAGAAAGACAGGTTCGCCGCGGTTGTCGCAGCCGGCAAGCTTGGCGATCAGTTCGCTGTTGATGGCCGCGCAGTCGCGCACCCCGTCAGCAGTCCGAACAGCGCCCAGGAGTGGGCAACCCAGAGTATCGGCAGCATGGTTGCCGCCGTGTATGCGGACGCCGGAAAAGCCGGGAACACCGACGACCTCGGGCATGATCTTGCCGAAGCGCTGCGAGCGGGAAAGGACGATCTTGTACCGCCCACGAGGTATAGCTGTGCGGCCATATTGTTTCTCCCCTCCGTTTTCCAGATAGCGGTCGGTGTCTTCGCAGACCTCGCCGAACGGCGAGCCGTCGATCAGCATTTTTCCCAGCGTGAAGGCCGGGTCGAAAGTGTCGCGCCGAATGGTGATGATCACAGCGCTTCCTTTACTTTCTTGACCGAGGCGGAAGCGTCGTCCAGCATCTCGCCGATATCCTTGTCCCGGCGATTCTCAAACCAACGCACGAAGCCGCCGATGATCCACCAGGCAGGCAGGCCGGCCACGACCATGATCGGGGCAGCGATGAACAGGAAGCCGAGCGCTGTGTCGGCGCCATACATGCCCGCGACATCCTTTGCCGAGTCGAAGAGACCGGGCATCCACGAACGCAGGACCACCACCAGAAACGGGCCTGCGATGGCAGATAGCACGATCGAGGTGGCGAATCGGGCGAACGCTTCGCCCTTCGTTTTCGGCCAGAGGAAGATAAAGCCCAATGCGGCGGCCATCGATCCGATCAGCACCGGTAGGCCGAATATCTTGATGAGCGCCCCCCCGGCGGCTGCAGACGAGCTGACTGGCTCTGCCATGTTAAATCCTTTGTCATGAGGTCGATGAAAAATCACTTTTGCTGTAGCGCCGCTATCTGCTTCGCCTGTTCCTGAACCAGCAGCGACAGCTCCTGCACGGCCTTGACCAGCGCCGGGAGCATCTTGCTTTCCGTGATGCGCAGCAGATCCGGATTGCTGTCGTCAGCGATCAGCAGATTTCCGTCGGTCGCGCCGTGTTTCTTCTCCGCAGCGATCACGTCCTGAGACAGGAAGCCGACGGTAAACTTCTCGTCAGCCTTCGAGCCGTCCTGTTTGTGCTTGATGTGTTTGCGCTTGATTTCCTCGCCGTCGCGCTCTTCGACTTCCTCCCAATATTTCGTCCGATCGTCCCAGCGGAATTTCACTGGGCGCAGCGCGTTGACGAAGGAAAGCCCGTACCCGAAGTCCTGAACGTCGGTCTTGTCGCGCTTGTCCGAGGTAACGGTCCATGCGACCTTGATGTATGCGGTCGCGATGTTGTTGTCGCCCAAGCAGATCACGTTGTTTTGCGTGGTGATGTTGCCCGACGGGCTGGTGGTGTATCCGGCATCGCGGCCGAGCATGAGGTTGTTAGAGCCGCTGCTGATGCTGAACCCGCCGCCGTTCATGCCGCTGTTGTTCGATCCGGTGGTAACCGAGAAAAGCGAATAAGCGCCGATGCCAGTGTTGTTAGAGCCGCTGTTCAGTGGGCCGCCCGCCTGGTGGCCGATCATCGTGTTATCGACGCCAGATGTCAGGTTCGGGAAGCATGCGTCTAAGCCCATGGCGGTGTTGCTGCTCACGACCATGATTTTCTTGGCGCCGCTTGATCCGGCGCCGATGATTAGCGTGTTGCTGCAAGCGGCGGCTGGCGGCGCGACCGAGCAGCCGATGAACGTGTTGCCACTGCCAGAAGTTAGCCCCGTGCCGCAGTTGTAGCCGACCATCGTGTTGTCGTCGGTGTTGACCGCAGCTGACGCAGCATAAAGCGTGTTGGCACCGAGGAATGTGTTTCGGCTGCCGGAAAGCATGCCGAGGCCGGAAGACGAACCGAGCAGCACATTGTCAGTGCCGTTGCGCACACCTGAGCCGGAGTTGTGTCCGACCGCGACGTTTTGGTAACTGTTCGCACCGGCGACGAGCGCGAATTGCCCGAGCGCGCCCAAGCTGGCAAAGCCGACCGCGACGTTTCGGAAAAGGCCGGAATTGTCGCCCGAGACCATGCAGATGGTGCCGACGGCAGTGTTTTCGTACCCGCTGATATTGCTCTGCAGCGCACCGTAGCCCAGGCCGGTGTTGAAATTGCCGTAAGTGTTATTCGCCAGCGCAGAGACGCCGCAAGCCGTGTTCTGCCACCCCGTGGTCAGCGCGCGCAGTGAGTAGTTGCCGAGCGCCACGTTCCAGCCCGCGACGTAGGTCTGTCCCTTCACTGTGCCGCCGGACGTGTAGGCATGCACGAATGCCGAGCTTTGCAGGTCGAATGTGTTGGCGTTGATGACCGTCGCCGTCCAGCTTCCGTTCGCTTCTGTGCAACCCAGCACGCCGGAAATGATGACTTCCACTGCGTAATTGGTCCAGCTGAAACCATGGCTCGGCGCGGTGACTCGGATCAGGCCGGATCCGTTGTTCGCGCAGCCGGTGATATTGGTCACCTTGATATTCGCGTTCTGCAGGGCGTAGCGGCCCATGGCCAGGTTGCCGAATGCCGTGGTGTTGTTGGTCAGCGTGTCCTGGCCGATCGCGATGTTCTCGTAACCGGTCGTCTCAGCCGTCGCCGAATTCAGACCCATCGCAATCGTCGAGACGCCTTTTACTCGAGGAATCCCCTGGTACAGCTTCCAGCGGCCGCCGTCGCTTGCGACGATGGTGCTCACGCCGTTGTCTGTGGATGTCGTATCGGTCGAGTCGTAGCGGAAGGCGCCGCCGCCGCCGTCGCCGATGGTGGCGCTGCCAGTGACGAAGGCATAGGTGTTGACGAGTTTGCTCAGCGCGCGCAGGGCGGCGAAGGAGTTCACCACCTTGCCAGCCGACGCCAGGACATAGGCGTCCAACGATGCCAGCAGCGCCGACGAGGGATCGAATGCCGACGAACTCGGCGCGGTGTAGACCTGCTCGCCGCGTGTGTTACGCACGGTGATGGAATAGGCGCTGTTGGCGTACACGCGCGCCGGGGTGCCGGAGCGCACGATGTAGCCGTTGAGCGTGCTGATCGGTTGGGAAGCTGGTTGCGTGCCGGCAGCGTCCCAGTAGACGACGATTGGATTCGTCTCCGGGTTCAGATTTTCGACGCCGAAATAGATACTGCCACCGTTGAGCGGCCGGCCGTCTACGTCACTGAACAGCGGAAATGGGAGTGCGGTAGGTAGCATGATTAGCTCACTTTTTGTTTTGCTGAGGTTGTTGGCCCGAGGTGGCCATTGCGTTGACAAGCCATTGCTGACGGTCTTTCATTTCGGCAGGCTTGCCTACCGCGCGCATGAATTTATTGAATGCGGCTGAGTGCGCGAGCTGCGCCACCGCGGCTTTTTTCGCTTTCGGTTTGTCACTGTTCTTGACCAGGTTGGCGAACTCTGGCGATGCGATCAGGGCGTCCGCGGCGCGCAAGTAGTTCGTTTTTCCTTTGGTGAGCGCCGACGTCAACCCAGAAGCCAGGCCGGCACCAGGAACGCCCATTGGCGTCGTTACGGCCTCGGCAGCCAAGCCGACCGACGCCCGGCGCGCCAGGCCGTAAATATTTGCCATTAAGGTGTCGGCGCCCTGAATGTCGTTCGCCACGGCCTGAATACGGCCCGTGGTGATGCGTTCGCGCGTGGCTTGGCGCACACCATCGGATACGCGGTAAAGGTCGCTCAACTGCTTGCGCGCGCCGGGCGGCAGGTTCGACATGAGCGCGGTGTGGGACTGCTTGTTTCGCAGCATGCCCTCGTACCAGTTCGCATAGCTGTTGAAATTGAGATTGCCGTTTTTCGCGTTCTTGCCGAAAGCGGTGTTCAGGCCGGACGCCACCACGTCCTGCCGCATGTCTTCCGGCACGGCTTTGAGCAGCTTGATGAATCCGGAGGGATCGCCTGCCGGCAGCGCCTTGACACTGGAGGACAGGGAGCCGACGAAGGACTTATCCAGGTTGCGACCGAACAGCGCCGCCAGATCGTCTTCGACCGCCTTGCGCTGGCGCACCGCCGACTTGGCCGCGCCGAATAGCTCGCCAGCGCCAGCCGCTTGCGCGACCGCTTCCTGGTCTTCCGACAGCGTGCGATACAGCTTTTTCACCAGTCCGGACTCCGCATCCTTGAACGCGCCCGAGCCGCTGCGCATCGCCTGGCCGAGTTCCTTGCGCTTGAAATCCAGAAACGCATAGGTCAGCGGCGCGTTGTCGGCTGGCTTCAGGGATTGCAGCAGCGCGCGCTCGCCGGATGGCATCTTGGCCACGCCGCCCATGTCTTCGGCCAGGCCGGTCAAGAACGCTACAGTCTTCGGCGCGGCCACCGGCGTGGAAGCTGGAATCGCTTGGCGCACCTGGTCGTAGAGCGACTCGGCCTTCTTGTCCAGGTTGCGCTGCGTTTCGTTCAGGCGCACCTTGATGCTCGAATCGAGCGTCGAAAGATCGGACGTGCCGCCGATCTCGTCTATGAGCTGGTCGGCGCGCTTGGCAACCGCTTCCAGACCGACCATTTCAGCGGCGCGCGCTTCCGAGCCTGGGATCGACTTTACGGCCTGCGCCAGCTCGCGATAGGCCTGATTCGTGGTGACGTGATCGGGCTGCAGGTATTCGTCAATGCCGAGGCGCTTTGCAGCTTCCAGCACCTTCGGATCGGGCGCAGCCTCCCCGGCCAATACCTCTTTGGCCCGGCGGCTTCCGAAGCCACCGTCTGCTGCTTTCTTTGCGACTTGGGCGAGTTCCGGCGCGGCCAGGGCTGGCGCGGCCGGCGCGACGACTTCCGTCGCAATCGCTGGAACAGCCGCCGCTGCTACCGCCGCGCCACCTGCCTCTGCCGGCGCTGCCACGGCGGCAGGCTTACCCGCACCCAGTGCATCAGCCACGGCTTGCGGCGCTGCTCGAATGGCGTCCTGCGTTGCCATCACGGCCGGCGCGCCGGCGCGGCCCATCATTGCAGCCTCACCAGCCAGCGGCGCGACCGGGATCAACTGCTGCATGGCCTGCCCGACCGCATGCGCCTGATCCTGCCCTGACGCCGTGCGCGGCGCATATGTCAGTGCGTCGGCGCCGGCCGCCGCGGCCTGCTCTACATTTTTGACGCCCTGCGGCGTGCCGAAGTCGCCGGACATGACCGACCCGACGAGACCGCCAACCGTGCCGCCTACCATGCCCAGGGCGCCGGTGGTGCCGCCGGTGACAGCAGTCAAACCAGCCTCCCCGGCTCCGATCGCCTTTTGCACCAGGGTCGGATCGGCCGGCGTCACGTTCGGTTGGAACGTCGTCCCGTTCGGCAGCGGAATGCCGTTTGCCGATGTTGCCGGGTTCTGCTGCGCCGGCGACAACTTGATCGCGCCGGATTTCAGGTCGGCTTCGAATTCGCGGCGCTCGTCGGTGGACATGGCGCCGGACCGGTAGGCATTGAACACCGCGTCGGGAATTTCAGAGCCGCCAGCACCAGCTGCAGCAGCGGGCGCGCCACCGCTGGAACCCGCATCGGCCTTGAGTGTCGCGCCGCGCGGGAGCATCAGCGCACCGGACTTCACATCCTTTTCGAAGTCGGCGGCCTCTTCCGGCGTCATCTGCCCTGATTGGTAAGCGCTGTAGATCGCCGCGATTTGCGGGGTTTGGGGCGCTTGCGCTTTCATCTGCGCCTGCACCTTGTCGAAGGTCGATTGCGTGCCGCCTTGGGCGGTTCCCGTGCCTTGGTTCAACGTTGCGGCGATTGACGGCGTATTGATTCCGGTCATCACGCGGTTGATGTAGGACTTGGTGACCGGGCCCCAGTTTTTGCGATCGGTGCCGCCGACATACTCGCCCACGGCCTCGGCAACGTTGCCCTTGTTGCGCTGGATCGAGTCTTTCAGCAGGAGACCAGCAACCTCGGCGGCGTTCTCTGGCGACAGGTACGGGTCAATACCCCATTTGTCGATCGCGGCTTTGCGTGTCTGCGGGATGATCTGGAACGGCGTACGCGCGCCGGCGTCGCTCACCTGGTCATTGTTCGACCGCTCGCCGCGCGTGAGAATGCTCTGCAGCAGTCCCTTCGGAATCCCGACCTTGTCCTCGGTCACGCTTGCAAGCTGCGACCAGTACGGATCCTTGTGCGAGTTCGGCACGTCGGCCATCACTGCGCCCCTGGTTGAGCAAAGCGCATGTACGACCGGCTCTGCACCTGCCTGGCGCCTGCCTCAGCCTGTTGTTCGGTCGCCCGCTTGTCGGTCAGCTTCTTGAGATACTGCTTGGAGAAGTCCGTGAAAGTGGAGCCGGCCGGCACCTTGACGCCTTCGATTTCAATGTCGGTTTTCGGCTTGCCCATGTGGCCGACGGAGTTCACCCACTCGGCTTGCGCGGCATCTAGCGCGCTGCCGGCCTGCTGAATCTTGGCCATGCCGCGCACGAATTGCGCCATTGATTTGGCGTCTGCCGTTTCGTCCGGAAAACCCTTTGCAGCGAAGGCGACGTCCTTGTCGGAGGCCGGACCTTGCGGCAGATTGGCCAGCACCTGCTTGGAGCGCAGCCGGGTATATTCCTGCCGCAGTTGGGTGATCGCGTCCTGGTTGCCGGTGGCGGACTTGTACAGCTCTTGACCCTTGGCGTAGAGACCAGACGACGGATCAGTCTTTTCGAGGCGGTCGGCCATCGAAAGCATCTGCGCTGCTGACTGGTCGGCGGCCACCGAAGCAATGGTCGAATCGTTGATGATCTTTTTGGCGTCGTCGGTGAGTGTGTTGGCTTTCTGCCCCAGCTCGTACAGTTTTAGCTGCACATCGGACCTAAGCTTGTCCTGGTCGAGCGCAAGCTGACCGGCGCGGTTTTCGATCTGGCTGCTGATATTGCTGATCTCAGCGTTCGTCTTCTGCAGCTCCAGCGGCTGCTTCTCGGCGGCGCGCGACTGATCGCCCAGGGTGGCAAACGTGCTGCCGAATTTCTCCGGGCCCAGCTTTGCAGCCAGCGCGAGGCCGACCGTCGTTTTCGCAGATTCCGGGTGCAGGTCCACCCACTGCGCCATTGTTTCGGCAGCCTTGGCCTGCTGTTCCTGGCCGCTGTTGCGTTGCGCGACCGCTTGGTCTCGGAGCATCTTCGAAGCTACCTGTGGCTGCCCGCTCAGGACAGCGGAGTAGACCTGCGACGCTTGGTCCAGCTGGGTCTGTTGCTGCGCGCCGTTGAGCACGTCCCACGACTTTTTGAAGTGGTCCGCAAGCTGCGGATAGCGCGTCATCACCGCGGCGTAATCCTGTCCGGTCGGGTTCGGCTTGCTGGCCAGCGCCGCAAGATCGGCCTGCATCTGCTGCTGTTGCACGAGCGCCTGCTGCCGGGCCTGCACTTGCGCCTGCTGCTGTTGTTCGGCTGCGCCCAGTTGAAAGCCTTGCGCTTGCGCTTCCAGCGGCGTTGGAATGTTGATCGTGTAGTCGACTGGCTGCATGGCGGTCCTCAGAAATATGTCTGCATCGTTGCGGTGTCCGGATATAGCGCGCCGGCACCATACGTAGGATCTGCTGCGGCATGGTTGTAGCCGCTGCTGCCAAAGCCGCCCATGCCAGCGAACTGTCCGACACCGCCTGCAATCGAATTGATCATTCCGGACTGCGCGCGACCGTTTGCCAGCGCGCCACCAGCCTGCGCTGCGCCCTGCTGCTGCAAAAGCGCTGCAACCTGGCTGCCGGTCTGCATGCCCGCATTGCCCACGCCCGCGGCAGCGTTCTGGCCGACGCTGGTCAGTCCGCCCAGCTTTGCGTATTGGGAGTCAATCAGTTGGGCAAGCAGCATCGGGCTAAACTGCGCCAGCGCGCCTTGCGTGTTACCGCCGCGCAGGCCGCCAGTTGCCGATGCATTTTGCAAAATGGAGGTTTCCCCTTGGTCCAGCATCGCCTTGAATTGGGGCGAGTTCTGGATCGAGCGGACGGCCGCGTCCTGGTTTTCGGCGCCATTGAGACCAGTAAGGCCGCGCTGCAGCGACAGTGCGTCATTGCCGCCCGTGACATACGGATCAAGCAGCGAGCGTACGGAGTCAAATTGCCGGCGCTGCTCGGCGATGCCGGCCAGTGCGGCGGCGCTTTGGTCGCCACTGGCTTGTTGTCCCGCTTGCTGCTGACTGCCGGACGACATCATGCCGCCCAGGAGAGTCGCCCCGCCGGTAATTACTGCTGCCCAGGCCATGGTAGGCACTCCTTCGATGTTTGGTCTGCGATAGCGGCCGGCTCGTCGGGAATGATCAATGCGGCTTCGAGCTTCGCCAGATCGGTTTCGGTGGTGATGTGCACGTTCGAGCAGCGGACATCGGTCAGCGCGTGGCCCACGCGCTTCAACCCTGCACGGCAAACGGCCTGGTACGGGGCTTTGATGTGGGCGGTGCCGTCTTCCGTGGCAACCAGTAACTCGCCCTCGGAGAGGATGAAAATGTGCTCGGTCGCGTGGACTTTGCCGGTTAGCGTGTCGCCGGCATCGAGCCAGATGGTTCGGGCGTAGAACCCCGGGCCGAACGTATGCTCGGTACGTGCTTCTTTTTGAGGGAGTTTCCGCAACTCGGATTCGAAGTGATCGATCTGCGCGCGCGTGGGCGCTGCTGCGGGTTGGACTTG